AAAGAGTACATTCAATGCGAACGATGTGGTAACGACCTAGACAATGACGACAATTGTTTGTCATGCGGCCTTGTGAATTGATGGACATATCTGCCATCTCCGCTCATGTAAGCGCATTGCCGCTAGACCAGCAGAAGGAAATGCTGGATCTCTTGGAGGAGTTGGGCCTAGCCAAAGAACGGGAGAAGTCGCACTTAGACTTTCTGGCGTTCGTGAGGCAGGTCTGGCCCGCGTTTATAGAGGGCGACCACCATCGTGTTATGGCAGATGCGTTCAACCGTATCGCGAGTGGCGACCTGAAGCGGCTGATAATCAATATGCCGCCCCGCCACACCAAGTCTGAGTTTGCGTCCCACCTATTCCCTGCCTGGTACCTAGGTAAGTTCCCAGACAAGAAGGTGATCCAGACATCACACACCGCAGAGTTGGCAGTCGGCTTCGGTCGTAAGGTGCGTAACTTGGTGGGCTCCGAAGAATACGCGAAGATATTTCAAGGCGTGTCCCTGAGTGCCGACTCTAAGGCAGCCGGACGCTGGAACACAAACCAACACGGCGACTACTTCGCTATCGGAGTTGGCGGGGCCGTGACGGGTAAGGGTGCAGACATCCTGATCGTAGACGACCCCCACTCAGAGCAGGAAGCAGCGCAGGGTGACCCGTCCGTCTACGACAAGACCTACGAATGGTACACCTCTGGTCCCAGGCAGCGGCTACAACCAGGCGGAGCTATCTGTGTGGTGATGACTCGCTGGTCCAAGAGAGACCTGACAGGCAGCATCCTCAAGGCGTCTATAGAGCGCGGCGGGTCTGACGAGTGGGAGATCATTGAACTGCCAGCTATCCTGCCCAGCGGTAAGCCGCTATGGCCCGGATTCTGGCCGATAGAACAATTGGAGGCGCTGCGCTCAGAACTTCCAATATCAAAGTGGAGTACACAGTACCAGCAGGACCCAACCTCTGAAGAGTCCGCGATCATCAAGCGCGAATGGTGGAAAGAGTGGACGAAAGGCAAGCCGCCAGAGTGCGAGTTTGTGATCCAGTCTTGGGACACAGCATTTCTCGCAAAGGAAACTGCGGACTATAGCGCCTGCACGACTTGGGGTGTTTTCTATGATGAGGACAAGAACGCAAACATCATATTACTTGACGCATTGCAGGAACGCCTAGAATTTCCTGACCTGAAGGTCCGTGCATATGAGATGTATAAGGAATACAATCCCGATGCGTTTATTGTTGAGGCAAAGGCGGCAGGGACTCCGCTGATTTTTGAGCTTCGCCGCATGGGTATACCAGTCGCAGAGTATACACCAAGCAGGGGAAGAGATAAGATAGCTAGGGTGAACGCCGTATCGGATCTGTTCAGTAGCGGTAATGTGTGGGCACCAAAGAAAAGATGGGCAGAGGAAGTTATAGAGCAGTTTGCGTCCTTCCCGACTGGCGACCACGATGACTTGGTTGACTCATCAACTCAAGCATTGCTTCGCTTTAGGCAGGGTGGCTTCATAAGTCTCAAAAGTGATGAGCCGATGGAAGAGTTACGACCTACTCGTCGCGCAGCTTACTATTGATTTACTCCCGAGGAGTGGTTAGATGGCAATAGATAAATCCCTGGAAGGATTATTCAGTCAAGACGACTTTGATATGTCCCCGGAGGGGCTCGTCCTTGTCGAGGAGGAAGGACTCCCCGGCGAATCCACGCTGACCGAGATGGACGACGGCAGCATGGTAGTTGACTTCAATCCAATGGCAGACCTGAAGCGCGTCGAGACGGAGTTCTCCTCCAATCTGGCCGAGGTCGTGGATGATAGTGAGCTACGGACCATCGCCTCCGACCTGATCGGAAAGTTCAAGGCAGACAAGAGTAGCAGGGGCGCATGGGAGGGCACCTATGAGCAGGGCCTTGACCAGCTAGGTCTGGAGATTGAAGACCGTACTACGCCTTGGGCTGGAGCTTGTGGTGTTTTCCACCCCATGCTTTCTGAGGCAGTGGTGCGCTTCCAAAGCGAAACAATCCAAGAGATTATGCCAGCCAAGGGTCCCGTTAAGACCCAGGTCTGGGGAGTCGCTAGTCTGGAACGCGAGCAGCAGGCGCGTCGTGTTCAGGATTATATGAACTACCAGCTTCTGGAGGTGATGACGGAGTACCGCTCTGAAACCGAGAAGCTTCTTTTCAGTCTGCCGCTCGCTGGCTCCGCGTTCCGTAAGGTTTACTTCGACCCGTCACTTGGCAGGCCAACGTCGATGTTTGTGCCAGCCGAAGATTTCGTTGTCTCCTACAATGAATCCGATCTGGAGCAGGCCGAACGGTACACGCACGTTATGGCGAGAAGCACGAATCAGGTGCGTAAGCTACAGGTGAGTGGTTTCTACCGTGATGTGGAATTGGCGACATCCCACATTGAAGAAAATCCGATAAAGAAAAAGTACAACGACATCGGAGGGGTCACCCCGTCCTACGACAGCGACGAGCGTCACCAGCTTTTGGAGATGCACGTTAACTTGGACCTGCCCGGATTTGAGGACGACGACGGGGTGGCCTTGCCCTACGTCATTACTATTGATAAGTCAAGCTCCACCGTCCTATCTATTTACCGGAACTGGCTGGAGGACGACGAGCATAGGACGAAGAAACAGCACTTCGTGCATTACGGATATGTGCCGGGCATAGGCTTTTATAACCTGGGCCTGATCCACATGATCGGTGGCCTCGCCAAGTCTGCGACAAGCCTGCTCCGTCAATTAGTTGACGCTGGCACACTGTCGAACTTGCCCGGAGGGCTGAAGACCCGTGGCCTTAGAATCAAGGGCGATGACACACCTATCATGCCAGGTGAGTTCAGGGATGTCGATGTGCCCGGTGGCGTAATCAGGGACAACATCACGTTCCTGCCGTACAAGGAACCGTCCTCAGTCCTTTACCAACTACTTGGCAATATCGTTGAGGAAGGGCGAAGATTTGCGTCGATGGCGGATATCAAAGTGGGCGACATGAATCAGAACGCTCCTGTCGGCACCACGCTCGCCATCATAGAACGCACGATGAAAGTGCAGTCTGCTATTCAGGCGCGTATCCATGCGAGCCTGAAGAAAGAATTTAAGATCCTAGCCACAATCATCCACGAGTACACTGACCCCAGCTACCCATACGAGACGGATGCTGGAGAAGATATCAAGGCGGAGGACTTCGATGACCGAGTAGATATCACTCCAGTGTCAGACCCAAACGCCTCTACGATGGCACAAAGGATCATGCAGTACCAGGCAGCCCTACAGTTGGCATCCCAGGCACCTAATCTATATGACCTGCCCCTGCTGCATCGTCAGATGATGGAATTGATCGGCATCCCGAACGCAGACAAAATCGTTCCGCAGCCCGATGAGGTTCCAGCGAAAGACCCAGTCACTGAAAACCAAGCGATACTCACCCAGGCACCTGTTAAGGTCTACGAGTACCAAGACCATGAGGCGCATATGCGTGTCCACATGGCGCTCAAGAACGACCCACAGATCTGGCAGGAGATGCAGAACAGTCCTGCTGGTGCCGCAATCAATGGTGCGCTTGACTCACATCTGCGTGAACACTTGGCATTCGTGTTCCGCTCCCAGATCGAAGATGAGCTTGGAGTTGAACTGCCGCCCGTTGGCGAGCCGCTGCCGGAAGACATTGAGAAGCGCCTCAGTACACTGGTCGCGGACGCCGCTGATCAGATGCTTGGCAAGAAACAGCAGCAGCAGCAGGCCGCCGAGAACGCAGAGCAGCAGCAAGATCCCATCATCCAACAGCGTGAACGTGAGCTTGGTATTCGCGAGATGGATGTTAAGCGCAAACAGGAAGCCGACTCCGCGAGACAACAGCTTGACCAACAGAAGATGGCGGCTGGGTCGCAGAGAGATGCCGCGACTCTGGCCTTTGAAAGAGAAAAGCTTGAGCGCCAGCATCAGTTAGATATCGCCGCGCTCTCTCTTGAGGAAGAGGCCCTGAGACTGAAAGCGGAGCATGACGAGCAGACGTTTAGGGCGTCACAGCATTTGGAAGGGATCAAGCTCGGCAGGGATATGGCAAAGGGTGATGAGGATGCCTGAAGACGTACTGAGCTTGCTTAGGAAAAAGATTATAGCGCAGTCGGATATATTGAGTGACCACTTATCGAAGGGCTCCGCTAAGGATATAGAGGAGTATCGTACGATTTGCGGCAAGCTAGAGGGACTCGCTTGGATAGAGCGGGAGATTGTAGACCTAGAGAACAAACTCGAAAGTTTTTAACTCTATCACAGTGAGGGGAAAATAAAAAAAACCGCTCGACTCGCACGATAATCAACTTTCGCTCTTACGAGCGCACATTTTAACGAGAGG